AATGGACTTTGAAGTAATTGCTAAATTTGTTGATTATGAATATGATTACGATAACTGTTATGATTACAATTGGGGTCAATCAAATGAATGTACAGAATTAGGTGAAAGATATAACGTAGCAATTAGGAATGATTATATCACAGTAGGCAGAAACTATACCAGTGGTGAATATTTTACAGTAGAAGATCCTACTTATGCAAATGAAAGTTATAGAGACTTTGTTAGATTTGGTAATAATTTGGATCTTTCCAATAAACTAAATGTTGCATTTGGTGTAGATGGTGAAAGAAACATTTACAATACAGAAAGTACAAACTCTATGGGTGCTACTGAAAACAAATACGAAGATGAAAACTTTGGCGCATATTTGAATGTGAATGCCGAATTTGCCTTGAACTATAACTTTGGTTTGAGATTCGGTAATGATGACCAAAATGCAATGAGATTTGGATTATCAAAAGGCGAGTTCTTCTTTAACATTGGAAACAGTTTTAGAAAAGCAAACTTGTATGAAAGGTTTGGTGATGCTTGGGTTGATGGTAATGAAGATTTAATGCCAGAAGAAGGCGTAGGGTATGAGATTGGCTTTGGTGCAATAAGTGTATTTAAATATGACTTTGAAGAAACTATTGAATATCAATCAAGTTATACCACAACAGTAATTATTACTCCAGCAGTAACCACAACAGATCCTGACACGGGCGAAGTTACTACTACACCTGCTGTAACAGAAGATATATTCACAAATGCCACTTATGCAAATGGCGGAGAATATTCTACACAAGGTTTTAGATTTGCCAACAACTATGGCCCATTTGGTGTAATGCTATCTTATACTGATACAGAACAACCTAGAGTGCCTAAGTATATGGGAGCAATCACATACCAACAAGTGTTTAATGGTTTTACAGTTGCAGGAAGATATGCAGTAAACTTAGAAAGAGCACCAGGGCAGTATGACTTTTTACCAGAAGGAGAAGATTACTTAGAGGATTTAAATAGATTAGATTTAAGTGCATCAAAGACTTGGGGTAAGTACAACTTAACGTTTAAACTAAACAATGCTTTAGACGACGTTGTAGAGGTTCTACCAGGGTATGATAACCGTGGCAGGGAAGTGTTAATTACTTTACAGTATAATTGGTAAATAAGTTACTATGGCAAAGAAAGATAAAAGAAGGACGTTAGTTTATATGATACCAGAAGGTGAGACTAGAGATCATCACACATATCATTATACGGCAGTTAAAACAAGAACACTAGTAATGGAAAACAGAAAGTTAAGACTTAAAAAGTTTAACCCTGCTAAACAAAAACACGAGTGGTTTGTAGAAGCGAAACTACCTCCTCACACAAAATAAACTATAATGAGTCAGTATACTGATAAAATTAATCGCATCGCGAAAGATTTTGCAGAAATAGAACAGTATGAAAGTACAAGTTCGTTACTGGCTCAAAATGGTTGTATGGTTATAACATACAAACACGGAGGATATCTAATAACTTCCGGAGATAACGGTGGCGAATATAACGGTTATGAATTAGAACCCAATGAAGAACTTTACATAGAATCCAGCGAAGAGTACTATCTTTCCCTCAAGAAGAAGTATAACCCAGAAAGAAAACCTATATTTAAAGAACGCATTGCCAAGTATTACAAGAAGTTATTTGGTATAAAAGTTAAAAGTTTTTTTAAATAGTCGGTTGACTTTTGCCTAAATAGGCGTATAATAGTATATATAAGTTAAAACATACATACTTTAGGAGGTTATATGCAAACTTACGTTAAAATTAAATCTGGCAAATATCGTGGTAACACAATAAAGAACGCCATTTTCCCATTAATCAAAGACATTACTTTTGGAAAGAAAGGAATGTTTCTAACAGTTGATGCTAGTAAAGTACTAGGACCTAAGTATCCAAGTGCAAGAATTATTGTCAACGACATTACGTCTTTTGAAAAAGTTTCAGAACACGAGTTTGAAGCACAGGCAATAGTGCAAAAAAGCACTCCTGCAGAACTGCAAGAAACTGATGAACAGGCACTAGACAGAATCAAAACAAGATTCGATATACTAACTGAGATGACTAGAGCAGTTATCAAAGGTACTGTGAGAGGACTTATATTAAGTGGCCCTCCAGGTGTTGGTAAGAGTTTTGGTGTTGAAACTGAAATGGACAAATACGATATGTTTAACAAACTGAAAGGCAAAGGACCAAAAACAGAATTCTGTAAAGGTTCAATGACTCCAATTGGTTTGTACCAAACATTGTTTAACAACTCTGCTAAAGGAGATGTTATTGTATTTGATGACTGTGATACAGTACTGTTTGATGAAGTTTGCCTAAATATGTTAAAGGCAGTTTTAGACTCAGGCAAGAAAAGAACTGTAAGTTGGAAGTCAGAATCCCACGCATTGAGAAGGGAAGGTATTCCAGATAGGTTTGACTTTGAAGGATCAGCAATCTTTATTACTAACGTTGATTTTGAAAACGTTCGTTCTAAGAAGATTAAGGATCACTTAGAAGCACTTATGTCAAGATGTCACTACATTGATTTGGAAATGAACAAAGTCTCAGACAAGTTCCTAAGAATCAAACAAATTGTTAGAGATGGTATGCTTGATGAATACAAATTTGAAGGCGAAGGTAATCAAGAAGTTGTAGACTTTATGGTAGAGAAGAGTGCAAGGCTTAGAGAAGTTAGTTTGAGAATGGTACTCAAGATTGCTGACCTCAAGAAAATGAAGCCTGAGGGTTGGAAGGCATTGGCTGAAACAACCTGTATGAAGAGAATGGCTTAGTATGTTTGGTCCTCGCATACTGAACCTCCTAGAGGACCACGGAAGTACCCCACTATGGGGTACTTTCTTTTTTAGGTTGACATTATAAACAAACGAGCATAAAATAATATACAATGGCAAGAACAACGAAATTAGTAATTAAAGATGAGGTCAATGTTAGATTCACTGACCTTGACGTGCATACACGTCGAAAGATTTCTGATGCACTAAAATTCTTTTTACCTTATGCTTATCATATGCCAGCATACAAATTAGGTAGATGGGACGGGTGTGTTAGGTTCTGCGACATAGGTGGCAGAAGTTATTTAAACTTACTAGATAAACTTTTACCTATTGTAGAAAAAGAAGGATACAATATAGAAGTAGAAGACCACAGGCACCCTTACAAATTTGAATTTGCACCAGTAGTAGATACAGACTATGAAGATACTGCTTGGCCCAAAGGTCATACAGCAGAAGGATTGCCTGTTATACTTAGAGATTATCAAGTAGAAATTATAAATCATTTTTTAAAGAACTTGCAAGGCTTACAAGAAGTAGCCACCGGAGCAGGTAAAACTCTTATAACAGCCGTGCTAAGTCATAAGTGTGAAGCATATGGTAGAAGTATTGTTATTGTACCTAACAAGGATTTGGTAACTCAAACTGAAGAAGACTATAAAAATTTAGGATTAGATGTCGGAGTGCTGTATGGTGAAAGAAAAGAGTATGATAAGACTCACACTATATGTACTTGGCAAAGTTTAGCAATACTGGAAAAGAAAACAAAGAATGATGAAGCACCGATCCCAGTAGATGAGTTTATGAAAGATGTTGTTTGTGTAATGGTCGATGAAGTACACAAAGCAAAAGCAGACGTGTTAAGAAATTTACTAGGAGGAGTGTTTGCTAATGTTCCTATCCGTTGGGGACTAACAGGAACTATACCCAAAGAGGAACACGAGTATGCAGGAGTTGTTAGCACATTAGGTAGTGTTATTAATCAACTTAGTGCAAGTGATTTACAAGAGCAAGGAGTACTTGCTAACTTGGATATAAGTGTATTGCAACTTATGGACACTCACGTAGGCTTTAACAGTTATGCTCAAGAGTTAAAATGGTTAGTAACCTCTCCTGAGAGAATAAAATTTTTAAGTGATATGGTTGGAAACTTATCCGGTTCCGGCAACACACTTATATTAGTTGACAGGATTAAAACTGGGCAACTGCTTATCGAACAAAATCCTGATTGGGTATTTGTTAGTGGTGAGATGAAAAGTGCTGATAGGAAAACAGAATACAAAGAAGTCAGTAAAATGGATAACAAAGTGATAGTGGCAACATATGGAGTTGCATCAACAGGTATTAACATACCTAGAATTTTTAATTTAATCTTATTAGAACCTGGCAAAAGTTTTGTTCGTGTTATACAAAGTATCGGTAGAGGTATTCGTAAAGCACAGGACAAAGACTACTTGCAAGTTTTTGATATTACAAGTACTTTGAAATATAGTAAAAGGCATCTTACAGAACGTAAAAAGTTTTATAAAGAAGCAAACTATCCATTCAAGGTTACCAAAGTGGAGTACTTATGAACATATTGACTGTTGAAAACAGAACATATAATTTAGATAACGTGCCAGATTCAGATGTGGATTTGAGATATTGTATAATGGACGCAGGAGATCCAGAATGGCTGGACTTTTATTTTCACCAATTAATATTTTTAGAAAGTTTTTACTCACCTGCAATGGTTTTAAAAATAGGAGAGAGAACAGTTCAAATGCCAATTGATTGGAGCATAGCAATCTGCGATGATGATATGTATAATGAAATTGAGATGCTACCTTTAACAAGTTTAAACAATAGAGGATTTCATACACCAGTATTTAATCCTTTAGAAAACAAGTCACCAACGGTGATGCAAGTGGACGTGGTAAACATTTACCAAGATGTAAAATGGTTTTTTCCAAAGTTAAAACACGGACATATGATTACAGTACCCTTAGAGAATGGAAACACTCCTAGGTGTGCATTATTTTGCAAAGATATTAACAAGATTAATGATGTGTTAGACATCAGTGATTTATTTTAGGAGAATAAAATGGCAGATAAAAAATATAATTATCATTTAGTAAGTGGAAGATATGGCGGAGAGTGTGTTGTTGGCACAGTATCCAAAGCCTTTGTAGATTATTGGAAACCTATTGTGGATGAAGATGGAGATGGAGACTTAATTGATTTTCTAACAGACTACGATATCGATCCTAGCACAGTTGAAGAGATAGAAGATCCAGAGGCAATGCCTTTACCCACAGAAGACCCAGATGAGTTTGAGCCTGGTGCTTGGTTTAATTATGAGGATAAAGAACACATCAACGGACCTTATGCAGATGCAGGTCTAAGTGTTTATCCTATAAATGAAGATGGCGAAGAAGATTACGATAATGCAGAAGAAATAGATTTTGACGATGTTTATTGTTACAGTAGCAGGGAATGTTATATGACAGAAGATATCAGCGATGTAGAAGATCCTGAAAACTATAGTCCTGTGTTAGCATTTCATAGTGGAGAGAAAGGTCAGTTTTTTGATTTCAAATTAGAGTTAGATGAGCCGTTTGATGCTAGGTTGTTAGCAACTCAACAAGTCGAAACTGATATGGGTTCTTTTATAGAATGTGTATGGTATGACGGCAAAGAAGTTGAATTGGAATACGATTGGAATGACACAACCGGAAAAGGTTACTATGCTACTGTAGGTTACTTAAATAACAAGTGGCACGATGTGAATGCTCAAACGTTTGAACAGTTAGAAGAAGACGGCATCATAGAAGATTGGAGAGAAGAAACTACTCTGTGAAAATATTAATTTATGGATTACCAGGAAGTGGTAAAACATACCTAGCAGAAATATTAGCAGAGTTGTTAGGAGACCAAGCAGTCCATTTAAATATAGATAGTATAAGAAAAGAGACTGGGTTTTTAAAATTGTATGATTCACAAGGCGAGTTGTTAGTACCTAATAAAATACAACAACTTGCAGAAGAATCAGTATTAGAAGGAAAGATTGTTATTGTAGATGGAATTTTTGCTAAAAGAAAAGACAGGGAGTTAATGAATTTTGACTTTGAAATTTATCTAGACACCATTAAAAATGGCAATGCCAAATTAAGAGATGGCAATTATACTAGGTTAGCGGCTAGATATGAAGAACCAATATCAGTTGACTATGCAGTAACAGAACAAAGAGACGACATCGATGCCCGAATAATTGTAGATAAACTAATGGAGAATAGATGAGAGTACTAATATTTGGATTACCAGGGAGTGGTAAAACATATTTGGCAGAACGACTAGTTGAATACCTAGGTGACAATGTTGCTTGGTTCAATGCAGATAAAGTTAGAGAAGAAGCAGACGATTGGGACTTCTCCGAAGAAGGTAGATTAAGACAAAAGCAAAGAATGGTAGACTTATGTGCTGAAGCAGAAGCAAAGGGCAAAATAGCAATAGCAGACTTTGTATGTCCTTTTAGAAATGCAAGAATAGAATTTGATGCAGATTATGAGATATTTGTAGACACAATAAAAGAAGGCAGGTTTGAAGACACTAATAAAGTATTTGAAAGACCTTATGTGTCAGACTACAATGTACAAGAACAACGTGGTGATGTAGATGCTAAAATAATTGCTTACGAAATTGGACAAAGATTTATTTGGGACAACCAGGCACCCACTACACAAATGCTTGGAAGATTTCAACCTTGGCATCCTGGACACCAAGCACTATTTGATAGAGCACTGGCTAAACACAATCAAGTGTTTTTAATGGTAAGGGATATGCCAACAGATGAAAAGAATCCTTTTCCAGCATATCAAGTTATAGAAAACTTACAACAAAGTTTATGTAACTTCGCTGGTAAAGTAAAAATAGAGGTTGTACCTAACCTTTTAAACATAACTTATGGACGTGATGTAGGATACAAAATAGAACAAGAAGTTTTTGACGATGCAACACACGATATAAGTGCAACTAAAATACGCGAACAAATGCGAAAAGAGGGAAAACTATAATGGCAGACGACCACAGTATGGCAACAGCATACCACTTAATAAGAAAGATTACACAATGGCATCACGACAGGAACCTAATCGATGGTGCAACAGATAAGGATCAACTAGCAAAACTCATTCAAGAAATGGGCGAACTTAGTGATAATATCTGTAAAGGCAATGATGTAGCAGATGATATAGGTGATATGATTGTAGTATTAATTAACATTGCTGAACGAAACAATCTCAGTATCGAAGATTGTTTGGAACAAGCATACAACGACATCAAAGACAGAAAAGGAAAAATGGTTGACGGAGTCTTTGTTAAAGAAGGAGATTTATAATGTACGAATTTACAAGCGAAAGTGTTAGTAGTGGACATCCTGACAAAATTTCAGACCACATATCAGATGCAGTAGCAACATATCTTATCGACGGTAAGATGAATCACAGAGCGGCAGTTGAAACACTAGTTACTACAAATATGGTAACACTAGCAGGGGAATACAAAAGCGATAAGTTTGATAAAGATGTTATTGAACATATTGTGAGAAACGTTGTTAAGGATATTGGATACGAGCAAGACGGATTTCATTGGGCCAAGATGGCTGTTTACAATGAACTACACGGGCAGTCGTCAGACATTGCTTTAGGCACAGATGACTTTGGTGCAGGTGACCAAGGACTTATGTTTGGATATGCTTGTGATGAGACACCAAACTATATGCCCAGTGCAATCTATTACAGTCACGAAATACTAAAGGCATTAGAAACTGCTAGACGTAATGGAGCAGATTGGTTAGGACCTGACAGCAAAGCACAGGTTACTTTTAATTATGATAGTGTTGGCAAGCCTATTGATATTAAGACAGTGGTATGTAGTACTCAGCATAGTGCAGAAGTAAGCATAGAAGACGTTAGAGAACGTGTAATGGACATTATACTGCCCGTTGTTAAAGACCAAGTACACCTATTAAAAACTGAATGGTTAATTAATCCAACAGGTAGATTTGTTATTGGTGGTCCAGATGGCGATACAGGATTAACAGGCAGAAAAATTATTGTAGATACTTATGGAGGTTATGCACCACACGGTGGTGGAGCCTTTAGTGGTAAAGACTGTACCAAAGTAGACAGAAGTGCGGCTTATATGGCTCGCTACTTGGCAAAGAATATTGTAGCAAGTGGCAAGGCAAAAAATGCCACAGTACAATTAAGTTATGCTATTGGTGTAAAAGAACCAACTAGTATATATGTATATGCAGATGGTGAAGTAAGAAAAGAGTTTGCAGATTATTTTATGAACAATATTGATTTAACACCAAAAGGTATAATTGAAAGATTTAATTTATTTGATTTAGACTTGACCAAGACAACTAATTATGGACACTTTGGTAAGGAAGATATGCCTTGGGAACAAGTAGATATTTTTAATGACTGAGTTAAACAAATATATTAGAACAGTCTTAGACTTTCCTATTGAAGGAGTTGAGTTTAGAGACATCACAAGTCTTTTGGAAACTCCTGAAGCATTTAATTTAGTGATGAAAGAGTTTGAAGATATTTGTAATTTAACAGTTGCTGATTGTATTGTGGGAATAGAAAGCAGAGGATTTATTTTTGGTTCTCCTATTGCATTAAGTAAAAACATTCCGTTTGTACTTGCTAGGAAACCAGGCAAGTTGCCTAACCCTACACATAGAATAGAATACGAACTGGAATATGGAACATCTGAGTTACACATACAAAAGATATCTCCTATTAAAGGCAATGTGATTATTATAGATGATTTAATTGCTACAGGAGGCACAGCAATTGCCTGTGCAAAGTTAGTACATAAGCAATTTAATATACCTAAAAAGAATATTTTAATTTTAGCAGTAATAGACTTGCCCAATTTGGGAGGAAGTGCTATAATAAGACAATCAGGTTATGATGTTAGGACATTGACGGAGTTCGAAGGTGAGTAGATTCCTAAAATGTGCAGAGTGCGATAAACTTTTAAATGTAATGGACATCAAGTATCACACTCCGGATCAAATGAATGTATTTTGTGATGCATATTGTAGTAATGCTTGGTATGATAAAACTTTTGAGAAATTAGATGCAAGTAAAGACCAAACGAGGAACAATGGCAGTACCTAAGATAGCAGATGTAATGTTGGCTCTAGACAAAAGAGATATGAATTACTATACTCGATTGTCAGATGACCAAAAGAAAGGCATTAACTTTTGGATGATGCAACGATATGCGTCTTCTGTACAAGGGCAACCATATGATTCGCATTATCTCACAATGGTAAATGATTGTGTTAATCATAATTGGAGTGCCGCAGGTTCAAGTAGGCACCCTGAGTTAGTTTGGAAATGTTTATGTTTAGCAGGCTCAGGTAGAAAGATGTGGCATCCTTATGTAAAGGCTCCTACATCTAAAAGAAAGAAAAATAAAATAATGGAAGAATTTGGAAAACTATTTCCAAATACTAAAACAGATGAATTAGAACTGTTTATTGGGTTGTCAACTAAAGAAGAAATAAAAGACTTCTTGGTTGGTTATGGATATGATGATAAAGAAATTAAAGAAATTTTAAAATGAAGTGTAAGTATTGTGGTAAGTCTTTTGCTAGTGAACGCACTCTTGCCGTTCATATGTGTCCTAAGAAACAAAGGTTCACAGAAAAAGATTTAACCCACGTGAGATTAGGACTTAGAGCATTTCAAATGTTTTATGAATTATCTACTAATGCTACTAAAATTAAAACATTTGATGACTTTGCCAACAGTCAATACTATATGTCATTTGTTAAGTATGGTAGAAAACTTGCAAAAGAAGATTTACTACACCCTGAGAAGTATACAGAATATTGCATTAAGAATAGTGTAAAATTAAAACTGTGGACATCTGATACAACATATACAAAGTACTTGAATCAATACGTTAAAAAAGAGCCTGCCCTAAAGGCAATTGAACGCACAATTTTAACAATGACAGAATGGGGTAAAGAACATAATACAGATTTACAAAATTACTTCAAGCAAGTAACTACTCCACTTGCAGTATTTCATATTAAAGCAGGAAAGATATCTCCTTGGTTAATGTTTTTAACTGAGAGTGGACAAGGACTTTGGACTAAGTTTAATAAAGAACAAATTGATATGATAAAAGATATAGCAGATCCTGTATTTTGGAGAGACTTATTTAGAAAGAATCCAGAAGAAGTGCAAACAGTACAAGAAATAGGCGAACAGGCAAACATATGAAACTAGATTTTGATGTAGATATTGATTTAGCAAATAGAGATTTGTTGCTGGATAAGTTGCCTAGGTATATAAATGCCAGTCAAGAAAAAGATGGCGACTTAACTAAACACAACTCAGGTGTGTATTTACAAAACATACCAAAGTATCCAATACAAAACATTTCAACCATACCTTATGATGAAGCAGAAGAACGAGGTTATTTTAAAATAGATTTACTAAACAACGGAATATACAACGGTATCGAGAATGAGACTCACTTAGATAAACTATTAGAGACAGAAGTCAACTGGAGTTTGTTTGAACACAAGGAAATAGTTGAGCAACTAGCACACATCAGTAATCATTTTGCTATTATAGAACAACATCCTCCCAAGAGTATAGAGCAGTTGGCAATGATACTTGCAATGATTAGACCTGGCAAAAGGCATCTAGTAGGTCATACTTGGGAAGTAATTGAAAAAGAAGTATGGGAAAAGACAGAGGATTACTTCTTTAAGAGAAGCCACGCATTGAGTTATGCTGTGAGTATTGTGGTGCAGTTGAATAAAATTATTGAGAGTCTTTAGACGGAACGTTCTTTACTAAAGTTATTGTACGTCTTTTAATACGTTTCTTAACCAAATTATTAATTTCTGTTACAGGTCCAAACTTTACTTCTATGTGTTTGTTTTCAAAAGTTCGTATGGCATATCTAAACGGAATAAGTTCTTGGAATAAAAATACATCTATTGGTATTTGCCTATTACTTTCCCACCACCAGTTCTCACCTAGTTCTACAAATCTTTTTGTGTTTGCAGGATTAGATATCAAATCCATATCGAACATACTTAAAAAAGTTTTATCTCGATTGGTAACTATACCAAGGTAGTCTTTCCCACCATAGTTGACACAGGTAAGAAAAGGATAGTTTTCTTCAATCTCTTGTTGATTAAATGTTTGTTTGCTATCAGGCATTGTTTTTATTTATGCTTTTTAAATAAATAGTAGTACAGGAATAGAATATGTCAAATTATACTTTATACAAATATAACAACTCTGCGATAAATATAGTTATAGGAGACAGTTTCTCCTATTTGGAAAACTCATCTATGAATAGAACAGAAATTATAGCATACCAAGGAATGGATAACGATTACTTCTTTGATGTTAGAAACAAAGATAGAAAGTTGCAGAATGTTAAAAACAGCGAATTTCAGGCTGAACTAATTAGTTTTGAAAATGCAGAACGTGTTTTAACAAAATTCTTAATAGCAGAACTTGATAAAGGTAGTGCAAAACTAACTTTAACAGAAGATGATTTAAATGATTTAGCAGTTGGTAATTACAAACTTATTATATCACAGTTGGATTCAAATGGTTCTAAAACACCAATATATGCAGACAAGAACAACAAGTTAGGTATAACTGTTATAGTTAGAGACGATGCTCTTAAAGTACCAGCGGCTACCCAAACTGCCAATACTTGGTTGCAAGTAACTAATATAAATGACGGAGATACTGCAAACACTTTCCAGAGCAGTTCATTAGATGGCAACTCACGTAAGAACTTTAGAGGTGCTAGGCATACACTTGCTGTTTATTGCACTAACTTCTCAGGCAACATTTATGTTCAAGGTAACAATGACTTAGTAGCATCTTCAGATGATGCTAAATGGTTTGGTATTGATCCTTTGGGTACACAAATTTTTAGAATACCTCTTACGAGTGCGACAGGCCCCTTGCCGTACAACTTTACAGGTAACTATAACAGTATAAGATTTCAATATAGTCCAAACAGCACCAACGCAGGTACAGTAGAACAAGTTTTACTTAGAAACTAGTACTTGACATTCTCTTTTACTTCTAGTATAATTACAGTATGGAATTATCTGAATTAGTTACATCGGTACACAAACTAGTATTGGATTATATGCCGGCTAAAACTAAACGTACACCTAGTGGGTGGAATACGTTTGATTGTCCTATGTGCAATGACACTAGAGGCAGAGCAGGTGTAATCACTAGTGGTGCTAAGATAAGTTACAACTGTTTTAACTGTGGGTATACTACAGGTTGGGCACCAACACCAAGAATAGGTAAAAAGTTTAGAGACTTATCTAATAGATTAGGTACAACAGATAAAACTGTTAAGGAAGTTGTGTTTAATCTAATGAGGCATAAAGACATATTCGATGACATAGAAGATAGTTTTGAAATAAAGTTTGAAAAGTTTAAGAAGGTAGAGATGCCAGAGCATTGGATGGAACTAGATGAAACAAGTCCACCTGATGCCACAGCAGTTTATGAGTATGCAGTAAACAGGCAAATAGACAAGCATAAGTTATACTACAGCAATCAATTGCAGTTTAAGAACAGAGTAATTGTGCCGTTTGTGTATAATCAAGAATTAGTTGGCTATACTGCTAGGCATATAAATCCACCTAACAAAGAAACACCAAAGTATTTGATGAACAGTCAACCTGGTTATGTGTTTGGTTTAGACAATCACGTGTTCGCAGATACAAAAACTATTATATTGATGGAAGGTGTATTTGATGCAATGTTGATAAATGGTATAAGTTGTTTGGGGAATACTATAAACGAACAACAGATAAATCAAATAAACTCTTTGAAGAAAAGAGTAATTCTTTGTCCGGACAGAGATGCTCCAGGTAAAGAACTGATTAGAGCAGTTGCTGATGTAGGTTGGGAAGTAAGTTTTCCACCTTGGCACAATGATTGCAAAGACGTAGGCGATGCCGTACTCAAATATGGCAAACTTTTGACATTAGATAGCATAATTAAACATAGTATATCTAATAAAATTAAAATAGAAGTACAGAGTAAAATGTTATGATGAATTACAACGAAGATATGCAAGAACTGTTTTTACGTTTTATGGTATCGGATAACGATATTATTGCAAGGGTAAACAGTATTGTACAACCTTATATGTTTGATAGGCAGTTTAGAAATGCTGTTAGTTTTATCAAAGAACACGTTCAAGAATATAACAGTATGCCTACTATTGAGCAAATAGAAGCATCTGCAGATATAAAACTAGAGAAAGTGGAAGAGTTCAACGCAAGACACGTGGAATGGTTTATGGATGAGTTTGAAACATTCTGCAGACATAAGGCATTAGAAAAAGCAATACTTGACAGTACTGATTTATTAGAAAGCAAAGATTATGGCACAGTTGAAGTAAAGATTAAAGAAGCAAGTCAAATAGGATTAGTAAAAGACTTAGGGTTAGATTACTATGACAATCCCAAAGAACGTTTAGAATGGATCAAGAACCAAGCAGGTGCAATTAGTACAGGCTGGCAAGCAATGGATAGAAAACTGTATGGTGGATTGAACAGAGGTGAACTTACATTCTTTGCAGGTGGTTCTGGAGCAGGTAAAAGTTTATTCTTGCAAAACTTAGCACTCAACTGGAGTCAAAGTGGATTAAACACAGTTTTAATTAGTTTAGAGTTGAGTGAGCAATTATGTAGTATGAGACTTGACAGTATGATTAGTGGATACGGCACTAGTGAAGTTATGAAAAACATCGACGATGTTGATTTAAAAGTAAGAACAAAAGGCAAAGGCGCAGGCAAACTTAGAGTCAAGCAGTTGACCAATGGTGTTACATCAAACGACATTCAAGCATTTCTAAGAGAGTATGAGATTCAAAGTGGTGTGCAAGTTGATGCTGTTATTATTGATTACTTGGATCTTATGATGCCTGTTAGCAACAAAGTGAATCCAGGAGACTTGTTTATCAAAGACAAATATGTATCTGAAGAATTGCGTAATTTAGCAGTTGAATGGAACGTGCTAATGGTAACAGCATCGCAGTTAAACAGAGGTGCGGTAGAAGAAATAGAATTTGACCACCATCATATTGCAGGTGGTATTAGTAAAATACAAACAGCAGATAATGTTATTGGTATCTTTACTAGTAATGCTATGAGAGAACGTGGCAGATATCAATTACAGTTTATGAAAACACGTTCAAGTAGTGGTGTTGGAACTAAGATAGACTTAAAATTTGTTCCAGAGACATTGAGAATAGAAGATTTAGATGAAGGAGATGAAGATACTGATACAATGGTTGCAGGTAGTTTAATTAACTCTTTGAAACGTTCAAGCAGTATAAAAGATGAAATTAGTCCGGATCACACAGAAGAGTCAGGAGATATCATTGCTCAAGGGTCAATGCTAAAAGATTTTCTTAAAAAGAAAAGTTAAAAGAAGATAAATATTGCTATTAGGGAAACGATAATGAAAAAAACTTTACTTCAAGAATTAAACAGCATTGTAGCAGAAAAGGACAAGGATCAAGTCCTCAAGAACAGAGGCGACCATATAGTTAGTAGTGCAATTAATTTAATTGCTCAACTACACGAACACTTTGACGAAAAAGATGCATTAGACTTGGAGAGAAGGTTAATCAACAGCATAAAAGGTAGAAACCCTATCAAACTTGCTAGAGGTTTCCAAAGGATCAAAGAGTCTAAAAATGAAGATAAATGAGTTAATAACAACTCTAGAAGAGAAGCATATTAAAGAGGCTGGTGGATTTGATGTAGAATCTGACACTATTGCTAAATTACAAAAAAACTTCCCAAGTTGGAAATTAGGTATGCCTCATCCAGAATCTAACGAACCCACAATGACTAAACAAGAATTAATTAAATTTGGTATAGTGGATCCTAAAAATCTTAAAAACATTGACCCACAAGCAGATCCTAGATATTTCGGTGCAGACGGACAAGAAAGAAAAGCCGCAAACAAAAGAGCAAAAGATACATTTGGTGATAGACCAGTTGCTTTTTCAAAATCACCTACAGATTATTTAACCCAATCAGAGTGGGATTACAAATATGGTAGAACACACAATCCGGATGGCTCTCCTAAAAGAATAAATCCAAAAAATTCAGAAAATAATCCTCAGGCATTAAAAAACAAACAAATCAAAAATAAAAAACTTAATTCTACTGACGTTAAAGATTTAGACAAAACAATTATACTTTTTAAAACACCAGGCAAGTTTGATGCATTCAGTGGTATAGGATCTGTCAAAGATGTTGGTGTATCGACATTACAGCAAAACTATAAAAAGTTAGGTGCAGAGAAAAATAAAGGTGTACTGGCTAGTTATTTCAAAGACCAAGCACATACTGTATATGGTTTTGTAGACTCTTTTAGAGACAAAGATGTTAAAATTATAGACGATGAAAATATAGAAGGCGTTATATACACAGGCGCCGACAAAGTCAAAAAAGGTCAAGCAAATAAATTAGTGCCTGGTCAGGATAAACTACCAGACACTGAACGGTTAAGTGCTGATTATAAAAACAGCATAATTAATTACTATAAAAAATTACATAAATTTTATAAACCTTATTATGACCAGTTCTCAAGCGATGATCCAAGTTTTATGGATCAAAGAAAATGGGCATTGCGAAATTATAAACCAGAAGAAGATTATAAAGTCGAAGACATAAAACGAATACCACAATCTTTAAATATGGTAATAGCAATCAAAAATAGATTAGCAGGATTAGGTTATTTTACAAATGATTTATATATGCCTGACTTTGGCAGTACATCATCAGACTTAGATTCTGAATTGAAATTTGTAACAATAGAACCTGCAAAACAAGTTCAAGTACCAGATGATGCTGATGTTATAGGAACCAACCCCATAATCAAATATCAAAAGCAAGATAAACAGTTGTCTAAAGCCTATAACAAAATGCAACAAGAATTGCCTTTTGACGATCCTGAGGAGGAACCTAAAAAGAAAAAGGCAGATGTAGTTCCTATTAAAACAGGATATCCAGATGATTTTAAGTTTAGAGATAAAGTATCCAACGAAAGTATATTTAGAAAGGCTCTAAAAGAAAATCAACCTATTAGAACAGATTTAGAAGACATACCTGAACTTAATCCACAAACGGTGCAAATTGTAAATCCAGAATTAGCAAATGATGACACAGTTGTTCCTAGACCAGCAGATCCTGAGAGTGGAGAAAGAGGAGCACCTTCAAAGGTAGCAAGAGGTGATGGTTTAGGATGGGGCAACTTCACAGACGAAACCAAGAAAAATTGGGAGAAAATGTATGGCGGAAAATACCCTACCCCAACCAAAGTAGGACTCAGTGAAAAAGAACCAGGCCAAAGTCCTAACAGTGATAAAAGTGTTAAACAGAGATTCTTTGCAGTAGTATCACAAGACGGTGTGTTGTATGTGCAAGACAAAAAAGATGAACTATGGTATCCTTCACAAAACGATTTACTTTATGCTAGAGCAATAGAAAGATTATATGGTTTAGAAATAATAGACCACGAACAGGGAATATTTAAAGGTGCTATGAATGTAGGTACTGTTCTCAAAAGAATGTGGAAAGGCGGAGGCGATTTTATTGATAAGTGGAGAAACAAAGAAGGTAAGCCATACGATCCAGGTAAAACTAAACCTGATTACTTCGACAAATAATGAGACTCACAGAAATAAAAAAGAAAGTGGTTAGAACACTTGTATTCGAACATCTTTTACTAGAAGGCAAGAATACACATTTAACTCACTTAGAAGATTTAATTTACAAAGAAGGATACCAAGGAGCAAAAGACAGTATCAACTATCTAAATTCTTTGTACAATATGCTCAAAGGAAGTTCCGAATCAGGAATGAATATCACAACCAAATGGGATGGTAGTCCTGCAGTCTTTGTAGGCACGGATCCTGCTGACGGTAAGTTTTTTGTTGGTACTAAAGGTGTGTTTAACAAAAATCCTAAACTGAATAAGAGTTTAGCAGACATAGAAGAGTATCACGCAGACGTAACACAAAAAGGCGAAAACATCAGCAAAGAAGGGTTAAGAGAAAAACTTAGATATGCTTTTACACATCTACAAGACTTAAACATACAAGGTGTGTTACAAGGTGATTTAATTTTTACTGACAAAGATATATCAGAAGCAAACATCAAAGGTGAAGACTTTATTATTTTTAAACCAAACACATTGATATATGCTGTACCCAAACAAAGTGATTTAGCAAATGAAATACTGAGTGCAAAAATAGGCATAGTATTTCACACAGAATATAAAGGTGCTACATTAGAAGATATGGATGCCAAATTTGGTTTTAATGCAGACAGTTTAACAAAAACACCTAATGTATGGTTTAGAGATGCCACTATAAAAGATGTTAGTGGTATGGTAAACTTAACGGCAAAAGAATCAAAAGATTTAGAACTTACTATTGCTCAATCAGAAAACTTGTTTAACAGCATAGATAAAAAAGTGTTTGACTTCTTAGAAATGTCAGAAGGTGGATTCAGTAGATTTAAATTGAAGCAAGAAATGATGTCAGCCATCAATGCAGGTGTTATAGCAGGAACAGGGTTCACACAGGATCCGCAACAAATGGCTAAAACTTTTATACAAAGATTTACAAAGAAAATGAAAGACGCAGAGGATAGTGTTTCAAATCCTGCTACAAAAGAAAAATGGATTCAAAAAGAAGTTGAAGGCGTGAGATTTTTAAGAGATAATATCCAGGATATTATGACCACATATCAATTGTACTTACAACTTATCAAAGCAAAAGAACTATTAAGAAACAAACTAACTAGATTAAGAGTAATGGATACTTTTACTAGAACAGAAGATGGCAGTTTCGAAGTAGTAGGCGAAGAAGGGTTTGTTGCTGTTGATAAAATAGGCAATGCAATCAAACTGGTAGACAGATTAGACTTCAGTAATCTCAACTTCCAAAAGTAATTTCACTTAAATAATATTATGAAAGCAACTCCAGTATTTCCTAAATGGTTTTTCCTCGAAGAAAATGCCTTTACTCAAGAAGATTTAGATTGGTTCGAAGATACTGCTGATTGGAATCTAAATGAAAAACAAAGAAAAGTGTCTTTACAAAATGGTCAACAAAAGACTATTGGTATGCCTGACAAGTGGCCCAAGCACATTCAAGATAAACTATATGCCTATATAGACAAAGTGTGTGAGTTCTATACACCACAAAAACCAGCATATCGTATCGATACAATGTGGTTAAATGTAATGGATGAGGGTGGTTATAATGTACCTCACAACCATCAAGGCAGTTGGATATCGGGTATAATATATGTGAGAAACTGTAAAGATATCAATACAGTATTTTTAACAGAACGTAATCTAGTTACACCTAACAAAGCATTCCAACATAATGTATATTCTCCAGCAGTCAAAGATGGAGACTTAGTTATATTTGAATCTGATTTATGGCACTGGGTACCACCAGTTCCTGATAACAAAGATAGATTAACCCTTGCATTCAATGTGCAACTCAATAAGTATCGTCAAGAGCAAACAATATTAGTACCAGAAATTAAATTTGATATCTGATAAATACTGTTATGACCAGTAAAGAATCAAGCCAGTATAAATTTATAGATGAACTTAATGAAAGTAGACTGTACAGACGTACACGGAACTTCAAAAGTTTTGACTTCAAAGATATTAAAGACTTGATTTATTTGTACACAATTACATTATATATGATGAGTCAAACAGATTCATACAAGAACTTTGCTAGGCAATATGCCAAAGACACTATAAAGTTTAACAACTTTAGACAGGCTAGAAGTAATAACAATGACTTGTATATGCTAGTACACGCCTTAAAACATTCAAAAAACTCTATAAAAGATTCTTCAAATATGAAGGATAGAATACTTTTTAATGATAGAATGTTTATGGACTTTATGAGAAAACTATCTAGAGGTGCTATGGGATTAGATGATTATGCTAGAACTTACTTTGTGAGATTAGAGAATCAATTAATAGTAGACAGTTCGTATAAAGCAGTACGCAGAATTGTACAAGACTTTGGCAAAGTAAAATATAGACAAAAGCAATTAGCAGTTACTAGATTACTACAAGCCGTTAGGGCAAGAGGAATAGGAGGAGAAATTTATACTCCATTAATGACTTTAGCCAAGCAGAAGAAGTTTATTTTGCCCACAGCAGATGAAACAGAACTTACCAATCCAGAAAAAAGAAGCACGTTTAAGAAGTTAGCCGCCGCAGGTGTGGCAGGTTATGCCGCGGCAAAAGTTTTACCAAAAGCAACAAAAGGAAAGATAAAACCCAAAACTGCAGGTAGTTTAGCGGCAATAGGTACATACTGGGCATTGGGTAGAAATAAAAAATAGATAAATATAGTTATGTTAATAGAGCAGATTTTAAAAGAAGCAGAAGCAATTAGGGATATTTTTCAGTTATTCAACCGATATCCTGAATATCAAAAACTGTTCACTCAGCAATATCAAATAGTAAGAACACAAGATCCAGATGCAGATGAAGCCACAGTGGTAGGTCTTGCTCAGGAAAGAACAGGTATGTTATTGAGACAACAAGGTATAGAGTTAGACACAAAGAGCCAAAGAGGCTCAGACGTTGTACGTCAACTTAACCAAGATGAAACGTGGAGTAAGTTAAGACAAGACCTTAAAAACATTACCAAGCAGGCTCAGGCTGATACAGACAGAAGATTACAAAATATCACAGGAAATAGTGGTACAGATAATCCAGGACAGAGATATGGTTCTGATGGTAGAAGATTAATGGATCCTAAATACTACAGAGACAAAACATTAGGTGATGTATTAGGAGATGTAGATACAATTAAAGCATTGCAAGGAGTTGGCTCTGCAATTCAATCAGGTTCGGCATTTGGTGCCGCGTCTGCAGGCAAAGACTTAGCAAAGGCGGCTATGTCTGATGTAACTAAAATACCAGGAGTAAGCGGAATTTCCAAAGGAATTCAAAACTACTCCAAAAACTCTGCGAAATATAGACCTCAGTACCAAAAATAATAATTTACAAATAACCCCCGAAAAAATCCTTAGAAAGTATAAATACTTGTAACAAACATTTATTGGAGAAATAAAATGGCACAATCAAAAGCAACAGGTAGTGTAGTTAAGCCAGGTCATTACAACGGATCACCTTTAGCAGGTATTCAGTTAGACTTCGGAGTTGACTGCTCAGCAAAACTTGCCGCTGACGGTGGGGTTGACGTTATAATTAAAGCAATTATGAATGAAGGTCTAACACCAGTGGCTATAGGCGCCGTAGATGCAACGGGTGGTACTGGACAAGGAATGAAAATTCTTTTTGAAGGCGAGCACGGAACAGATACATACGACGGATCAAACAGTGAAACTTTAGCGGCTCACTTAGAAGACGTTGTACAAGCAATTACTGATACAGATGGCATCACAATGTCAGCAGTAACAGTAGCGGCTTTCGACCTATAAGAACTAGTTTTTATACAATTTAAAGGGAGGCTTATGTCTCCCTTTTTTGTGGCTGTAGATAAATAAGTATATAGAGCATTTAAATGCTCGTAGAATTAGGAGAAATAAAATGGCACAAGTAAGAGCAGGTGGTAGCACTACAGACTTTCAAAGTTTAGACGGTGTTTTATCATTCTTTTTAGTTGAAAACGGTGATACATTGGTTACTGGTTATAATGGTGCTGATGCTAACTCTTTAGAAGAAGTTAGACAAGTTATTGAGCAAAGAGGAACAGCAGTGATTTTTAATCATCACGCAAATGCTTCCAATTTCTCAATCGCAATAGCAAACAGCGATTGGACAGCAACAAACCTACAGGCAGGTATTAGAGCCTTAGGCGCAAGTGTTGGAGCCGATACAGCAGATTGTTCAGCATCTGCAGTAACAGAAACAGGGTTTGTATTACAAACTTAATATAAATCAAAATAGATTTAGGAGAACCAGGCTAGTCCTGGTTTTCTTTTGACTGCAACATCGAAACACAAATAGATAAATACTGTTATGAATACAGTTTTGAATACTACACTAACTGATTATGATTTGGAAAATCCAGATACTAATTTAGAATTTTTTACATTGTATACAAAACTTAATCTTAGACCATCTGAGAATTTTCGTTCTAAGTCCAGAAAAGATTTAGAAAGTGTTATACAGATGTTAGGATTAAGAGGGCAACCTGTAATGATAGGAATGCCAATCAATGCCAAAGATAATAAATTAGATTTCTTTGGTTCTAAAAAGTTCAAGTGTTCAGGATGGGTATTAAAGTTTGCGTATGACTTAACAGGGTTATACTCCGAAGAGATGCTGTCAGAGATTTTTAATAAAACAGTACTTGCAGGAGGAATAATTAGAACAAAAGGAAAAGGCGTAAACACAGAAATTTTAAAGGTGCAAAATGTCAACAAAAGATAATAACCCGGATAACGAAGTTACTGTAACATCAGAGTTAGTAAAGAATGATCCGTTAACGACACAGATTTTGACAGATATGTTAAGGATTGACCAATTGATTCAAGACGTCAAATCCTTAAAAATAGAAACTAAGCAACGATTCGACAAAGTAGAGAATTGGCTTATTGGTATTATGGGAGGAGTATTTACTACTTTACTTGCAATAGTAGTAGCATTGCTCACGAGAGGAATATGATAGTAGAAGATATTATTAAAGAAGCAAGAATTGTTTGGGCAAGAAAGGGAAACCAGGTTGTCAAAAAAGTTCGTTGCACTAGTGGAAGACGCAAAGGCAGGCTTGTATCTAAAGCAAGTCAATGTAGTGCACCACCTGATATCAAAAAAAGAATTACACTTAATAAGACTAGAAGAAGAATGGGTCCTAGAATGATGAGAAGGGCACAACGAACAAAACGTATTAATCCAGCAAGTAGAAGAGTACAAAGTATGAATAAGGCGAGACGTCGATGAGATTTAAAAAAGTTATAGAAGGTTACGGAACATCATACAATGATTTAAAATCAGGTACAAATAAGCCTACTGACTTTAGCAAAGCACTAGACAATGCAAAAGAACCTATAAAAGCAACAGACAAGAAAGGTAGCCAAGTTGATGTAATTTCTACAGCAGGAGAAAAAGATGTTGTTGTACAACACACGAACAAAAGAAAGGAAATTGTTAAGTCAAAGGATTTAACAGTAGAAGACATAGCATTAGAATATAAACTTAAAAAAGCAACATCAATCAAAAACAAATATCGAAAACTCACAAATAAACTTGCTAAGAAACATTTAAAAGAACAGCCTGCAGAACTTTTCGAAATTAATTTTAATAGAAAAGAAATAGGCAAAGAAGCCATAGATGCTCCAGTCAAGTGTGGATTTGAAGCAGAAACATTTTTCTTTAATGTATCTGATGGAAGAGACATAGAAGAAATGTCTATAGATGATATAGAATACGAATACGGTGATTTACCAGAACAAGCATATGAAGATTATCAAGACTGGTTGTACAGCAAAGGACAAGAAGAATATCTAGATGACTTAGTAGTAGATAAGATACAAGAAGTTAGAGAAGATG